GATAAAGCGCAATTGCTTCTTCGTATGTCATTTCATGCCCTAACTGTTTGCATATCCATAAACGCGGATAGTTCCGCCTGTAAGTGTGCCAGTTGCTACGGTAAGAGTAAACGCGGTGTAAGAAGTCGAGTTTTGTAATCTGCCTGCAAACATTCTTCCTGTTGCATCATTTGCGACCGCGCCTGTGATAAAAGTATTTTTAGAAAGAAACGGACTATTCAATTCTAAATTTACATTCACTCCGTCGGTAGAAACTCTGCCAACCGAACCCCAAGACGACCCGTTATTAGTGCTAGTTCCGTTATAAGCGGAACCATTATAGTTTGCGCCCGCTTGTGCGATGTAATAAGCCGATGTTGTTGCACCTAAAGTCATATTCAAAAGTTCATCGGCAACCGAACCTACGCCACCGCTCAAAACAATTTTGTAATTGTCATAAGTTGCACTAAACGCATCTGAAATTGTGACGCTTGCAACCGCGCTACCAATAACTTGCGATTTGACAAGCACCAAGCCTGGTGCAGTAACCAAAGAAAGCCAAGCACTACCGTTATAGGTTTGATAAGTGGAAGTTGCTTCGATATAGCAAGTTTGACCCTGTGCCAAAACTTTTTCACCTGTGCCACCAAATGCTGCATCACGGGTGACAGTTGTTGCAAATACAGGGATGCCGCTATTTGTTACAGATAAATTTGCAGCTGTCAATACTTCGCCAGCCACATAGGCCGGCACAAAGGTTGTTGCATTAGCGCCCATAGGTTTACTTTATCCCAAAACAGGCTGTGGGTCTGTTATTCCAATAATGCCATAGACAGCATCATTCAAAATAAATTCATAGACAATTAGGGTGGGGGCTGTAAACAGGGTGATGGTGTGGGATTGGCCCACGTTGATTTGGTGTTGGATGCCTTCCACGCTTAATTCTTGGGCTAATTCGCTGGTTCCTGTGCCGCTTTGAAATGTCTTTTCAATAGTGATGGTTTGGCCTATGTCGATCACGGCCACTGTGTCACGTTGGGCTGTGGTCAGCATTGCCAGGTTGGTGGTCACGCTGGTGTAGCGGGCTTCTGGTTCGCCTTCGATCAGGTAGGTGGCTAGGTCTAAGGCAGCTGTGTCATTGTGTAGCAGGCTGCCTGTGATGCTGGCAGTTTGAATAAAGTATTTAGCCTGGCTGGCTAGGTCACTGGCGGTTTGTTCATTGTTGCTGCCCAGAATGGTAACTGTGGCGCGGTTTACTACCTGATCTGCTTCAAAGGTAATGCCTACCCCTGAATAGGGGATGTTGGTGCCGTCATCATGGAAGTCTGCAACGCTGGCTGAAAGGGTGTTGCCTATGCGGGGTTCAAATGTCAACACCCCTGATCTGCTCATAAAGATGCGGCCCTGTTCAGCCTGTTGGATTTGGTCAAAATATGCTTTGACATTGGTGCCCAGTGGGATTGTAAAAGCTGACGCGCCGCCCAATGTTTGGGTGCCTGTTTGAATATCGCGGTGCAGGGCACCAGATGGGTAGGCAACTTCTGGCAGGTCTAGCACAGCGGTCACGCGATCACTAGATAACTGTTCGGATACGTTGAATTCATCCATGTAGGTTTGTGCCAGCAAATAGAACTGGTCAGCACAATAAACGGTGACTGTGTCCAGGCCGCCTAATTCAAAGTTGTAATCATAATTTACGATAAAACCTGAAAACAGGATTTCTTCCACGTTGGTGGCGCTGTATCTGCTCAGTTTGACTTTTCGCATAGGTGCCAAACCTGGTTGGGCTGTGGCTGGGTCATAGTAGGGCGACAAAGTATCAAACGGATTGAAAACCCCGTTGGCGGCTGTGTCGTTCAAAACAAATGACATTGTGCCGGCACTGAATTGATCACCTACGTCACGCCTGCCGCGTTGGGCGTTGATGCTTGTGGTGTTGTCAATTACTGATGCAAAGTTGGTGGTGCCATCCAAAACATAGGTGGTGTTATTCAACAGGCCTTGCGGGTTTGCATCCAGTATGAAAGCATCCTGCAAAAATCCTGTATCTATTTGCAGGTCATATACGCCTGCTTGAACAATTGTGCCGCCAGCCATTAGGCCACCTGAATGTTTGCGGGGCCTGCTGATCGATTGTAAGCCCTGATGGCATTGACTACAGCCTGGCCAATTTCGGCGCTGGTTGCCAATCCGCCTGTGACGTTGACAGTGATGCCCCCGCTGTTTTTCATGCGGTCTAACGGAATGACTGCTTCAGGGCCTGCTTCACCAATCATGGCAATGGTGGGGCCTGTAACAATGCCGCCATCAGCCATTTTGGGTATGACCATGCCACCCCCGCTGGTATCGCTGTCGTTTGACATTCGGCCAATACTGATTTTTGGAATATAGGGAATGTCATCAAATGGGTTTATGAGGTTCAAACCTTTGATGATGATATTGGCTGCAGTCACCCAGGCATTTGCCATGAATTCAAAATATGCTGCTACCCCATTGATCACGTTTTTGATGATGTTTCTAAATGTCTCAAATTTGTTGTAGGCATAGATCACGCCCACTACAAGCAGCGCTATGCCGGCAGCGATTGCGGTAAACGGGTTCAGGGCCATAGCAAAGTTGACTGCTGTGATGGCAATAGCAATGCCGCCTATGGCAGCTGCTATGGCTAGAAATGCGTTTGGGTTTTTTTGTGCCCAGTCAGCAAATTTTTGCAGGATTGGTAGGGCTGCTTCGACTACTGGCAGCAGGGCTGCGCCAATGCTTTCTTTGGTTTCGGCCACACTGTTTGAAAGTATTTTCATTTTGCCTGCAGCAGTTTCTGCAGCTGCTGATGCAGCGCCGCCAAATGTGCCGCCCAAAACATCCATCACAGTGTTGAGGTCTGCACCTTCTTTGATCAGTGCAGCCATTTCTGGGGTCAAGCTTCGCAATGCTTTGAAGTTGCCCTGCTGGGCTTTAGCTAGGGCTTCTGCCACTGTGGTTTGGTCAAGTTGTAAACCTGTAGAAATGTCTAGGGTCAGGCTCATCAAATCTTGCGCTGCTTGCACATCTTTGGTGCCGCGTACAAGTGCAGCCATTGCTGGGCGTAACTGGTCATCTGCTACGCCTGTGGCGCGTGACATTGCCCCAATGAAATCTTCTGTTTGTTTGACTTGTGCTGCACTGGCGCCCGCGCTGTTTTCTAATGCCAGGGCTAGTTGGGTTTGTGCGGCTGCGTCTTCCATTGCGGCTTTGGTGGCGTCACCTAGCGCAAATGCCAAACCGCCAATAGCAGCTGCTGCAGGTATCGCTGCTTTTCTGATAGCAAACTGTGCTTTGGCACCTACGCCTTCAAGTTGTTTGAATTGTTTTATGGCTTGTTTGACGCCTTTGCCGTCAAATTCGCTGATGATGGGAATAGACAGGCTCACAGGTTTACCTTGCCCTGTATGTCATTGATTGTTTTCAATATCATTTTTTCCATCTCGCCTTCAATATCCCGCCTGGCTTTGTAAACCGCTGGCCCAATGATACGGGTTCGACCAGGTTGACCTATGGCAAAGCCTTTTGACGTGGCCATAGCGTCTAACGATGTTGCCAATTTGTTTGGGTTTCTGCGGCCTGCTACTTCAAACACTGCAGCGCCCACATCTTTTTGTTCAATCAAAATGACGCCCACAGCATTGCGTCTCGTATCAAATCGCATTTTGACGCCTGCAGCTGCTTTGCCTAGATCAAATGGAAAAATGCGCCGGCCACGTTGTGCCCAGGCTCTGCCCATGCCAGATAGCGGAAATTGACGGTATGCGGCTTTGCCTGCGTTGATTGCTGGTTGGGCTATTTGTGTGGCTTCTGCTTTGAAGTCTTTTTGCAGCTGGGGGTCGATCTTGCGTAAAGAATTGATTGTTTCTTTTAGGCCAGCTACCTGCACTGTTGTTGAAACATTTGCCACATCAACGCCTTTTGTTTTCTTTATTGATCACACTAATGATGGTTTGCACATCACGGGTGTCAAATGGTATTTCAGGCGGCCAAAACCCTGTCACAAATAAGATTTGTGCTAGTTGGTATCGGTAGTGGCCGCGTCCGTAGGGTTTGGGTTTGTCTCATCCACACTGCTGATTTCGCAATCAGGATGATTTTGCAACCATTCGCGCCACGTTGGTTCAGGTGCCAAATGGTTCAGGCCTGTTTGTCTCAGCATTGTGTAAGCCCAGCAAACTAGGTCAGTGACGCCTATGCCGCGCCCATCGCTAATTTTGCGGCCTTCTGTTCGTTCCCACTCTGCAATACAAAACAGATTGGTGGTTACTTCAATTGGGCCTGTGCCGCTGCCGTTTTTCATCAGTGCAGCTAGACCGCTGTCTGGTGTAATTCTCAGTTTTATTTTCATGGCTGTCTTTCTGTGTCGGGCCAGTGTTGGCCAGGTTTATGCGACTGAATAAGTGCCGCCAGTGAAAGTGACGTCAACGGTCGACATCTCACCCAAACTGGCATTGATCACTGGCAGGCTTTCTAGGTAACAATTGGCCAGGGTAAAGGTCTTCGTTACAGCACCATCAACAACACTTGCAACAACTGTTGTTTGGGTGCCCACTAAGCCCGACAACGTGGCAAAAGTTTCTGCTGTGATGTAGCTCTGAAAAAGGGTCATGGTCACTTCATTATTGAACAACCCACCCTTGTTGAACCTGGATGTGTCCGTCAGGGTCGTCACATCCAAACTTTCTTTTAAGTTGGTAAAAGTGATGCCTGTGCATTGATTGGCCAGTGAAACACTATTAACAGTAAGGGTGCTGATATTGGAAAGAAAAACTGATGTCGACATTGCTACTTCTCCTCTGGGTCACTTTTAGTTTTAGCAGATTTCGGGGCCTTTTGTATGGATATAAAACCGCCAGAAATGAGGGCGTCAACATTGATGCCGGTAGCGGCTGCCGCTTCTGCATCGTATTCTTCGCCTATTGTGCCCAGTTTTTCGCTTTCAATAATGTGTTTCATGCTGTCGCTTTCATGTTTACGGTCATTTCATAGGCTGGCATTAGCACCCCACCAATTTCAATACTGGTTGGGCGGCCATCTGTAACAGCCACATTTGCTGAAAGCACTTTTGCCATAGTGTTCAGCAGGCTGCGTTGAGCATCTAAGTTGTACGGCCCCAGGGTAATGATCTGCACTGGGAATGTGAGCTGCACAGCTTTGTTCGTCATAAATGGGGTGGTGAATGATGGGGCATTGATTAGGCAGCAGGGTGCAGCGAGATTGCGGGGGTCTGTCACTACTGTCAGGCCTGTCACGGTATTCAGTTTGGCTGCTAGATCGTCTAGCGCTTCGTTGAATAGGTCTGTGTAGGCAACTGGCATGATCAGGCCACAGCAGGGCGGTCGATGCCCAGCAACTGTTTCACCATGCCCGATAGTGCTACTGGTGGGGCGCTTTGCATGTTGTCAAATGATGCGAAACTGTCAACACTGCCGCGCTGACGGTATAGGGCGCCCCCGTACATGATGGTGCCTAACGTGACATCACCAGATGGGCTGGTGGTCAGGCTGTCAAAATAGCCTGCTTCCTGCCGGCGGCGGTAACAGAATTGGTTGGCAGCTGACGCGCATGAAGTCAAAAATGCTGCATCTAATGCGCTGGCTGTTCCTATTCCTAACCAGTCTTCAATGTTTGTTGATGTAATCCATTGACACACTGGCGCATAGGTGACAGTGCCAGGGCTTGCTGTGCGTACAACATTGCTGCCAGTGCAAGCAAACAGCACCTGATTTTCAATAATTACTTGATAATTGAAAAGCAGATCGCCTTCTGTGTCGATGCCTGTAAATTCGTAATTTGGGCAATCGTAAACAGTAAAGGTGCCATTGAATGGGGCACCAACGCTTGCAACAGTGATGGACTGCCCTACTGCAATATCTGTGGGGGTTAGTAGTTGCAGTACGGCGTAGTTGTCCGTCAGTTGTTTATGGGTAACAGTGAAAACAGCCATTGGCGGTAGGCCGCCTTTCGACTAAGCGACTGTTACGGATTGAACAAAACGTGAACCTGCTGTGGCGTCTGTTGCATCCTGGAAGAATGTTGCAAAGTAGCCGTAGTAAGTAAACGTGCGGCCCAACAAATCTGGGTTGTCTACTGACATGATGCCGCGCACTTGTTCGTAGAATTCTACGGCTGGTGCGTGAACCACAAGCATTGTGCCGGCAGCTAGGTTGCCGTCTACCAAGATTTCTAGGCCCATTGGGTTCATGCCTGACCACGATGCAGCAGAACCTGCACCCAAAGTATTTTGACCAATCAAGCCAGGTGCACCAATCGCTGGGAATAGTGGCCTGTTGGTGTTGTCTAACTGGCCGCCCAGTTTCTGCCATACGTCAACGCTGCAGATGAGATGGGTTGCAAACAGGTTGGTGCTGTTGCTGATGTTGAAAGCACAACCGTACAAAGCATTCATCAAACTGGTTGGGTTACCTGCTGTTACTGTCCAGGTAAAACCGCTGGTTTGTTTTGCTGCGTTGGTTGCAGTGCAGGCCAATGTGTCGGTGGCCTTCATATATTGCCCGCTGAGGTCTGTGAGGATTGTGTTCATTGCTTCTGGCGAAGTGAAGTCCATGTCCTGTTGGGAAATAAATATTGACCCAGCTACGGTGCTTTTTGTAACCGAATTTGCGCTGAGCGTCATTTTCTGACTGTCAACCTGGTCACCTTCAGTTTGAACTGCAGCTGATGTGTGCTGTGTGATGATTGGTCGAATAAATGTTTTCTGTGGTGCTGCAGGCATTGCGCGGACGCCGATACCTGAAACAAGTGGTCTGATGAAGTTGTAGTTTTGAAAAACAGGACCCAAAACGATGTTGCTGAGCAAGCCAGGTGTGTCAGTGGTTAGGTTTTCGGCGCTTGCAGCTTGCAATGCTGTCTGACTTTTTGCGGCAGCAATTTTTACTGCTTCATTGACTTTGCGGAATGTGTCGCCACCAATGTGGTATGCGGCCATAAATTCGCCTGGGGTTGGCATAGCAAATTCACGTTTTGCTTGTGCAAAAAGTGGTGTGGTTGGCGTGGTTGCTTCCACAACTTCTGCTGGTGCTGCTACTTCTGACATGGTTTGTGTCTCCTCTATGGGTTCCTGTATTTCAGTATTGCTGATTTCTTCTGGCTCTTGGTGGATACTTGCGGCCACGTCTGTGATGATTGCGCCAGCAAATGCCGGCACTGGCACCATCGACAATTCAACCCAGTCAGCTGCCAAAACGCGCATGGTGCCATCTTTGTCAAATTTGGATTTGGTCACGTTTACCCCGACACTAACACTGTCTAAAACGCCATCTAGGGCGAGGGTCAACGCTGTATCGGCCTGGGGTACCTTGCTTAGTTTGGCGGTAAACATCATGCCTTCTGGGGTTTCGGCCCGTTCGGTAACTATGCCAATGGCCTGGGTGCTGTCGTGGTTCATAAACAGGCGGGGTGCTTTGCCGTCTACTGGAAGGCTGCCTGGTTCAAAAATGACTTCGGTGCCGTCTGAAACTATTGCTGCCACGTTGTAGGGCACTGCAATGCCCATGATTTCGCGGCGGCTTTCTTCGCCTTCTTGGGCGGCTGCGCTGATAGTGATTTGTGTGCTGTTGAACCTGATCATTTTGCTGCCATTTCTGGTTGGTAGTTTTCTTCTTCTGATTTGTCGTTGTTGCTCATTGAGTAATCTTCTTCTAGGT